GTCGTCGTATCTTTGTGCAGCTCTGCGTCGAGCAGGGGCTCCCCCGCCCCGTGCCTGAGCATGCCTTCGCGAAACCTGACCGTGCGTGGCGCTTCGACTTCGCATGGCCCGATGCTCGGGTCGCCATCGAGTGCCACGGTGGGATCTGGGTTCGGGGAGCTCACAGCCGCGGCGCGCAGCAGTTGAAGGACTTCGAGAAGCTGAACGCGGCGCAACTGAGATTGTGGAAAGTCCTGCATGTCACGCCCGACCAATTGTGTACGGCGGAAACACTAGCCATGATTCGACTTGCGTTGCAGCCTACCCCGATGGGAGCGACGAAATGAGCGACCTCACAGACGCCGACGAAGACCAGCTCTATCGCGACCCTGCGAGTTACGCGATGCGTTGTGATTGTCCGACGTGTGGCGCGCGGTCCGGATTGCCCTGCGTCACCTCTGACGGATTCCGCCGATTTGCACCGCACTCAATGCGATTCCGCGGCGATCCCGCGTCTCCCATCCCGGAGCCGCAACCATGAAATGGACTGCCGCACGGTACGCCCATGAGGCGAAGACGGCGACTGCCGCTGGCCTCTATGTTCCCCTCGGCGCGCTGATTCACTGGATGGGCGGCTGGTGGCTGGTGCTCATCCTTGCGCTGCTGAATCTCGCCGCGGCGCTCGTCTTCACATATCGCTCAATCGACGAACCGGCCATCCCGGAGCAGCGATGAGCGACCGATTTCGGGGCGAATATGTCGCTGATCGCAAGGCGCTGCACAACGCGGTACGAGCCGAGGCAGGGCATCGTTGTATTCGCTGCTTCCATCCCGAAGGTGACGTTCCATCGCAGCGCGTGGCTTGCGACGACCGATGCGCGCATCCGCGTGACGGCAAACTACGGATTCTCACGGTGCATCACCTGACCGGCGATAAGAGCGACAACCGTTGGTGGAACCTGCTCGCGCTCTGTCAGAGTTGCCATCTGACGATTCAGGGTCGCGTGATCCCCGAGCGGCCGTGGCTGCTTGAGCATTCCGCCTGGTTCGTTCCATACGTTTGCGGCTTCTATGCCTGGTATTACTACGGGAAGGACATCACGCGCGCCGATGCCGATGCAACGCCCGACGAATATCTCGCGATGGGCCAACCTTGGCGCGTTCCGTCTGGCGTCTCCCCACTCCCAGAGCGTCCCGCATGAGCCCCATTCGCGCATAGTGCCACGTGGCACATTACACCTTGCCGCTTGCGTAATCTGTCCCTCAGTCCGATAGTTGACTCGTGACCGATCCCCGCCCGCTGACTCCTAAACAGCAGCGATTCGTCGAAGAATATCTGATCGACCTGAACGCCACGCAGGCCGCTATCCGTGCTGGGTATAGTGCCAGAACTGCCAAGTCGATCGGTCAGGAGAACCTTACCAAACCTGTCATCGCAGCCGCGATCGCCGCGGCGAAGGAAGCGCGATCCGAGCGCGTCCAAGTCGATCAGGACTATGTTCTTGGCAATCTCATGGAGATCGTCGAGCGGTGTATGGAGCGCGCTCCGGTCATGGTCCGCGATCGACTCGACGGCCGGAAGTTCGTCCAGAAGACTGATGATGATGATCGGAACGTCTGGCAATTCGAGCCGACACCGGCCATCAACTCGCTTGGGCTCCTAGGGAAACACCTCAAGCTGTTTACCGAGAAGTTCGAGCACTCGGTCGACGACAAGCTCGCCAAGGTGCTTCAGGACATCCGTTCGCGCCGTGCCGTCTGACGCCGAGATCGCAGAGTTCGCGGGCTATCTCGCCGACTGGAAGACCGACCCTGTTCTAATGGTGCGCGACTTGTTTCGCGCCGAGCCTGATCCGTGGCAAGCCGATGCGCTGCGCGTGTTCGCTGATCCTACATCCCCTCGTGCTCGCCGGATCGCGATGCAAGCGTGCGCTGGGCCGGGTAAATCCACCGTGCTCGCGTGGATGGGTTGGAACTTCCTGCTCTGCTACGATAGTGAGCAGGGGCATCCGAACGGCGCTGCGGTGTCGATCGACTGGGATAACCTCAAGTACGGACTGTGGAAGGAACTGTCGCTCTGGCGCGAGAAGTCGTTGCTGTTGCAAGACATCTTCGAGATGACGTCAGAGCGCATCTTTCATCGGAAGTATCCTGCGACGTGGTTTCTGTCGGCGCGAACGTGGAGCAAGACCGCTGATCCAGAAGCCCAGGGGCGTACGTTGTCTGGGTTGCACTCGCGATCGATGCTCTTTCTGCTCGATGAGACGGGCGACATGGCAACCGCTGTGCTCCGGAGTGCTGAACAGGGTATGAGCAATTGCGTGTGGGGCAAGATCGCAACGGCTGGTAACCCGATCAATCTCCAGGGTTTGCTACACACCGCGGTCTCGGATCAATCGCATTTGTGGACCGTCATCACGATCACGGGCGATCCCGATGATCCGAAGTGCTTCACGCGGCAGGATAAAGACTGGGCGCGTGAACAGATCAAACTGTATGGCCGCGACAATCCGTGGGTCATGGCCTACATCCTCGGGCTGTTTCCGCCGAGTTCACTCAATGCCCTACTCGGGCCCGACGACGTACGTGCGGCGATGGGCCGGCACGTCAGCGAAGATGTTTATCAGTTCAGCCAGAAGCGGCTCGGCATCGACGTCGCGCGCTTCGGTGACGACGCCACGGTCATCTTCCCGCGGCAAGGGCTGGCGGCATTCAATCCCGTCGAGATGCGCAACGCCCGCACACCCGAGATCGCGGCGCGCGTCGTACTGGCGAAGCAGACTTGGGGCTCAGAGCTTGAGTTGATCGACGACACGGGGGGCTACGGTGCCGGCGTGATCGACCAGGCCCGGCTCGGCGGCATCAACCTGCTGCCTATCAACTTCTCGGGCAAAGCCGACGATCCACGGTACTTCAACAAACGGTCTGAGATGATCTTCAGGGCGTCGGAGTGGGTCAAGGGTGGTGGATGCTTGCCCGACGTGCCTGGGTTGATCCGTGAGGCTGTGGCGCCGACCTACTGGTTCGAGGGCGGCAAGCTGCGCGTCACGGAGAAGGATCAGATCAAGAAGGAGCTGGGCAAGTCGCCGGACTACTGGGACGCGTTGTGTCTGACGTTTGCGTTGGTGGAGATGCCGAGCCGAACGAGCCCGCAGATGATCGCGGCTGGGATTCGCGGCGGGTCGAGGGTACAGGACGACTGGAACCCGTGGGAGGATGGACGATGACGGTCGCACAACTAGTTGCAGCATTGGCGGGTATGCCACAGGATGCAAGCGTGAGTGGCATTGCGGACGGGGCGGCACGGATGGACCCGGATTTCGTCTACGTGTCGCAAGGCGGGCAGGTCATACTCGCCTCACATCACGAAGCGGTGCACTACACACAGGACCGACCGGTCGGCGCGCCAACAATTGGCGAGCAACGATACTGGACGCTACCGTGATTTATGCAGTCTGTTTTGCATAAGTGTCGAAAAACGCGGGGAAGTATCGGACGATTCTGCATAAACTCACTCCACACCTTTCCACAGAGTTTTGCACATTGGCTCTTGCGCCTGATGCAATCTCAGCCGCATATTGACGCATCCTCTGAAAACTCTCCTGACCGGACGCGGTCACCATGCCCAAATCAGTCGCGGGCGTTCTTCACGAATGGAAAGGCGGAACCCTCCATTCCGGCTCGCCGCATGGTCCGGTCGTGACCAACCAGAAGCAGGCGATCGCCATCGCGATGAGTGAACAGCGTCAGATGGGCCACGGTGCTGCGGTCAAGCATGCGATGAGCGAGCACGCGAAGGGACACGCAGGCGGACACCTCACCTCGGGGAAATGATGACGAAAAGTCCAAGCGATTACGACGGCGACGAGCCGAACACTGGTGGTCACGGTTCAGCCGTCAAGGGCGCGATCTCCTCGCACAAAGCCGGGCATGTTCCCTTCCCGACGATGGGCTCGAGCACGCCGACGAACGGTGGGAAGTTCGGCGGGACGGCGGGCAAGCCGGGCGTGACGGGCAACGAACTCGGGTTCGGTGGACCGAACGCAACCAAGCCCTAACGTGGACGAGCCACGGCCCGACGTCACGATCACGTTGATCCCCTACTTTGGTGGGCCGTACGACGGCGAGCGGTGTGCGCTGAGTGACGGCGTGCGCGCGATCGCTGAGGGTGGCTACTACGAGGTAGAGTGGATGAACGGCTCGCGCGTCGCGGCCTGGCACCATGTGGAGGTAACGTCATGAGCAAGGGCAAGCCGATCGCGCCGTTGAATCCGGCGCACAAGGGTCAGTTCCACCGTGACGTCGGGAAGCCACAGGGCGCACCGATCACGCAGGCGGACATTGCGAAGGGCAAAGCGTCGGGCAATCCGGCTGAGGTCAAGCGCGCGGTGTTCGCGGAGAACGCGAAGGGCTGGAACCATCACGCGCACGTGAATGACGCGATCAAGAACCACCACAAGTCGTGATCCACTTCGCGCGTGAGCCGCTAACGGATGCGCTCTGGGATGAGGCGATGCCGCTCTTGGAAGCGCACTGGCGAGAGATCGCGGCGTTTCAGGACATTCCGTTAGAGCCAGATCGCGAGACGTATGCGGCGAGTGAGCAAGCGGGCGTGCTCCGCTGCTTCACGGCGCGTGATACGCGTAGGCCGACGCGACAACCGCCAGGTTCTCAGTGGATGATGCGCGATGGACTGGTCGGATACGCGCTCTACTTCGTCCGGCCCAACCCTCACTACAAGTCGAGCGTGCAGGCCGCGCAGGACGTGATCTATCTCGACCCCTCCGTCCGCGGCGGTACGGGCTACAAGTTCATTGCGTGGTGTGACGCGCAGTTAGCCGCGGAAGGCGTGCAGATCACATATCACCACGTCAAGGCGAAACATGACTTCGGCCGGCTGCTCGAGCGGCAGGGCTACGAACTCGTCGATCTGATCTACGCCAAGCGGCTGGACACTGGCGCCGTGTCGATCAGTACGCGCCTGGAAGCGATGAACGAGGCGTTGCGATGAACGAGGGCAACGGGCACGGGATCGTCCTCTTTGGCGCCGATGGGCAGCCGGCGGCGAAGGGTGAGTACGCGCGCGCAAACGCGGTGCAACGTGCGCTCAACGAACTGCTCAAGAACGATCGCATTGACGCACTCGATGTGCAAGTCGCTGAACTCCTTGCCGAGAAGGACGCCCGCTGATGGCCGCGACCGCCGCGATCGTCTCGTTTGTCGGATCGACAGTTGGCGGGCTAGTCCAGGCCAACCAACAGAAGCAAAAGCAGAAGGGTGATCAAGCCGCGCTCCAGCGTAATCTCGACTCCTCGATCGCTGCAACACCGCCCCCGCCGAGCACCGCCGCCGCAAACGCACAGGCCGGACAGGCGATGACCTTAGCGGCCCAGCGTCAACGACGTATCGCGCAAGGAGCTGGTGGCTTCTCGGGTACGATCCTGACCAATCCAACGGGCACTGGTCCTGCTGTGACTGCTCGTAAGTCGTTGATAGGCCAATGACGCGACGAACAAAGCGTACCATCCGACGCCGTCTGCGCAAAGTGCTTACTGTCGGACATTGGCATCACCACGTCGTTGTGTATCACGATGGTTTTGAAAAGCACTGGGTTGATGGTAAACGCGTGAAGGCGGCTCGCTGATGGCAAGCTCTCTTCTCCCCGAACTCAGCCAGCCCAACATCGCGCAGGACCAAATCCTGAACGCGAAGGGCGTCCCAGCCCAAGGCTTCCGTATCCGGCAGCAGTGCGAAGTGCTCAGAGCTCAAGTCGAATCCGAGCGCGCGACGTTCACGAATCAGTGGCGCGAGCTTGCCGACTACATCAAGCCGCGTCGCGCGCGGTTCTCGATCACGGACGTCAACAAGGGCGATCGGCGTTGGTTCAAGATTATCGACTCGGCCGGCACAATGGCCGCAGGGACGCTACAAGCGGGGATGATGGCCGGCGTCACCTCGCCGGCCCGCCCGTGGTTCCGATTGACGACGCCTGATCCGGACGTGGCCGAAGCGGACGACGTCAAGGAATGGTTGCACGAGGTCCAGGTCCGCATGGAAACCGTGTTCCTCCGGTCCAACCTGTACCAAGTGCTACCGACGTTGTATGGTGATATTGGGGTGTTCGGCTCTGGGGCGATGGCCGTCATGGATGACGACGAGACGGTCATCCGCTGCTATGATTTCCCGGTCGGGCAGTTCGCCTTCGCGAATGACGGCAAGCTCCGCGTGCGGACGTTCCTCCGCACGTTCCGTCTGACGGTGCAGCAGATCGTTGATCGCTGGGGCCAAGTCAACCCACGGAACGGCCAGCCCAATTTTCTAGACGGGCGCGATAGCAACATCTCGCTCACCGTGCAGAACTTGTGGAAAAACAACTATCGGCAGGCGTGGATCGATCTGGTGCATGTGATCCGCCCGAACGAGGCGTACAACCTCAACAAGATCGACCCGCAGTTCAAGCGCTACGAGGACATTTATTACGAGTTCGGGTATCCGAATCGGCCCGTCGAGACGGACATGTACGGGTTGCTTGCGCACGGCGGGTTTGATGATTTCCCGGTGCTGTGTGCGCGCTGGGACGTCAACTCTGAGGATGTGTACGGCACGGACTGTCCGGGGATGCGCGCGCTCGGCGACATCAAGCAACTCCAATTGATGGAGAAGCGCGGCGCGCAGGCGATCGAGAAGATGTTGAACCCACCGCTCACGGGCCCCGCTCGCTTGCAGAACACGACGGTGAGCACGCTGCCGGGCGCGATGACCTACGATGACGTGCGCGAGCAACAGTCAGGCATCCGGCCGATCTACGAGGTCAAATTCGAGATCGCGCCGCTCGAAGCGAAGGTGCAGCAGATCCGCGAGCGCATTAGCCGGGCGTTCTTTGAGGATCTGTTCCTGATGCTGGCCCAGTCCGACCGTCGCGAGATCACGGCGCGCGAGATCGACGAACGCCACGAAGAGAAGTTACTGGCGCTGGGTCCGGTGCTTGAGCGACTGAACCAGGACGTGTTGGACCCGCTCATCGATCGAACGTTCAATATCATGGCGAAGAAAGGGTTGTTGCCCGAACCGCCTGAGTCATTGGCTGGACAGGCCTTGCGCGTCGAGTACGTGTCGATCATGGCACAGGCGCAGAAGCAGATCGGGCTGGCCTCGCTCGAGCGCTTCGCGTCGTTCGTCGGACAGACCGCGCAGTACGATCCCAGCATCCTCGACAAGGTCGACTCGGACGAACTGATCGACCAGTATGCGGACGCCACGGGCATTCCGCCGAAGATCGTTCGCGGTGAAGCAGCGGTACAGCAACTCCGTGACCAACGCCAGAAGGCGCAGGCGGCGCAGCAAGCGGCTGACAATGCACCGAAGATAGCGGGTGCGGTGAGCGATCTCGGAAATACGCCGACTGAAGGCAACAACGCGCTCGCGGCCTTGTTGGGTAAGACGAATGCGCGGAACACCTTGAGCGCCACGCAACGCCCGCCACAGGCGGTGGCCTAATGCGCGCTCGCGTGCTTCACTTCCATAGCCGTCGACACGAAGAGGAATTGCAGAGGGAACTACTGCGCCTCTACTTCCGGTCCAATCCACGGCTCGGGCCGTTCCCTGGAGCGGTGTATTACCATAACCGTAATACGAAAATCCGTGAGTTACGGTGGTCGGGAGAGAGCTATCGTAGTATTGGGTCGATCTTTGGAATTACGCCGGCACGAGTCGGGGAGATTTGCCGACGATGAGCCATCCCAACAACAACCCGGCGCTCGTTCGCTCCACGTCTGACGCGGAGCAGGTGACCCGCGCGCGCGAGACGGAAGCCATGCGCCGCGATCGGCAGGACGCTGAGCTTCGTGGCGTACTGAATAGCTACCCCGGTCGCTCGGTGATTTGGCGCGTGCTCGAGCAGTGTGGGATCTACGAACTCTCGTTCTCGGGCGACTCGCATCGTACTGCGTTCCGCGAAGGCAACCGCAACGTGGGCCTTTTTTTATTGACCGAGATCATGCGGGTTGCGCCTGACGCCTACGGTCTGATGCAACGCGAGAGTGTGGCGCGGACGCAACGAATGCGCGATCCCAGCAAGAAACGCCGCAACAAACCGTCCGGCGAGCCGGCCAGCCCGCGACTCGTTGAGACTGAACTGACCGTGGAGGAAGACGATGGGAACTAGCGTTATCGAAGCACCCGCCTCAACCGCTGAAGCGATCGCGGCCGCAGCCTCTATTCCGGCGACCGATCCTGCCGTCGTTGAGGCGGCACCGACTGAAATCACCTACGACTTGAAACTGCCCGGCGATCTCCCCGCCGAGCTCAAAGATCTGATTGGCCCTGACATCCTCGAGAGGACCGTCGCCATTGCGCGCGCACGGGGACTCGACAACGAGGCCGGGCAATCGGTGCTGGACTTCACTCTGGCCGAAACCAAAACGGTCGCCGAGAAAGCCGCCGCTGCTGCTGTCAAAGCTGCTGCGGACGCGAACACCGCGGCGAATCAGCCGGGCGGTGCGGAATGGGTGAAGCGCGAAACCGCATGGCGCACACAGGCCGAAGCCGATCCTACGATCGGTGGCACGCCCGAAAAGCTCGGGGTGTCGGTCGAGAAGGCCAACCAGGCGATCGCGAAGTACGGCACACCGGAACTGAAGACGATGCTCGACCAGACGGGCTTGGGATCGCATCCGCAGGTGTTGCGACTCTTGGCGAACGTTGGCCGGGCGATGTCCGAGCCGACGTTGCAACTCGGTGGCAGTCCGGTGGCAGTCAAGAAGGACGTGGCCGATCTGCTCTATGGAGGAAGCGAATCCAAGCCAGCCGCCTAAACGCGAACTAATGCCGTGAGGCATGAGGGGTGAAAGCTCCTCCTATAGAGATCACTGTTTTTTCATCTCCACTATCGCTGTGAAGCGACAGGAAGGTTCCAATGGCCAGTGTAGGCACCGCGGTTGCCACCCTCGTCGATGTCGCCAAGCGACTCGACCCGGACGGCAAGATCGCCGCTGTTGCAGAACTGTTGTCGATCACGAACGAGATTCTGTTGGACATGCCCTGGATGGAAGGCAATCTGCCAACCGGGCATCGCACCACAGTCCGCACCGGACTGCCCACCGTCGCGTGGCGGTTGCTCAACGGCGCCATCACGCCGAGCAAGTCGACGACCGCACAGATCGACGAAGCGGCCGGCATCCTCGAAGCGTGGTCAGAAGTTGATCCGGATCTCGCGGATCTCAACGGGAACCGCAACGCGTTCCGGCTCTCCGAGGCCAAGGCGTTCATCGAAGCGATGAACCAGGAAATGGCCTCGGTGCTGTTCTACGGCAACTCGGGGTTGAATCCCGAGAAGTTCACCGGCCTGGCGCCGCGCTATGGCTCGCTGTCCGGTGGCAACTCGCAGAACATTCTCGACTGCTCGGGCTCGGGCACGGACAACGCCAGCATTTGGCTCGTGGTCTGGGGCGAAAACTCGGTCGTTGGCATCTATCCCAAGGGCTCGATCGCCGGGCTCCAGCACAACGACTACGGTGAGCAGACCGTCCAGAACGCGACGGCGATCGGCACCGGCCGTCTCCGTGCGTTGCAAGAGCGCTTCCAGTGGAAGTGCGGCATCGCGGTCAAGGATTGGCGCTACATCGTGCGCGCCGCGAACATCGACGTCTCGAACTTGGTGGCCGAGTCATCGAACGCGGATCTCCAGAACAAGATGATCCGCATGTTGCACCGCGTGCCCAACCTCAACGTCGGCAAGCCGGCGTTCTACATGAACCGCACCGTGTTCGAGATGCTGGACATCCAGCGTCGTGAGGATGTGCGAACGGGCGGACAACTCAAGTACGAAGTCGTGGACGGCATTTCGACGCCGACCTTCCGCGGTATTCCGATCCGTCGCTCCGATTCGCTGACTCTGGCCGAGACGCGCGTGACCTGATCCGCCGCGCTGGGCTTCGTTCCCTTCTTTCGATTTCTCACACTCCAGTTTCGGAGAGTTCACCATGTACGAAGATGCACAGACCCAACTCTGGGCCGCTGCCGCGCTGACCGCGTCGGCTGTCTCGACCAACGCCTACGATCTCGGCACGGCGCCGACGACTGTTTCGGCCAACGGGTCCGTACGCGATCCGTCGACCGGCGAACAACTGGTGTTCGTCATTGCCGTGGGTGTCGCAGCCGATCACACGACCGGCGACGAGACGTACGAGTTCGATGTGATTTCCGCGACGGCCAATGACCTGACCACGGGTCAGTTGATCATCGCCAAGTACGTGATCCTGTTCTCGGCGCTGACGGCCGGGGCGATCATCGTGCTTTCGTTGCCGCCGCTCCAGGCCGGGACCGTGATTCAGCGGTTCCTCGGGTTGAAGTATGTCGGTGGCGGAACAACGCCGACGATCACGGTGACGGCGTGGATCACGATGTCGAAGATGGTGCAGGCGCAGGCGTACTACCCGACCGCGATCGTCGTCAACTGATCCTGGTTGGTCTTCCCTCTGACCTGGTGTTGGTGGGTGTGGGCGTGAGGGCGCTCGGGGGCATCACCCACTAACACCATCCCCCTTGCTCATGGTGCGTTATGCCGCGTGGAGTCCGAGCGAACAAAGCGAACACAGAGCAGGCGCCGGCCAAAGCCGTCGTGGTCAAGCGGCGTCCCAAGCCGACGCTCACGTACGAGCCTGAGATCGTGATGGTCAAGGCGCTTCGCCGTGGCTACTACGGGTTGCAAGTCGTGGTCGACAAGAAGTGGAAGGATGATCAGAACCGCATCCATGTCGAGCAGGAAATCGGACGTGACGCGGTCATTCGGAACGAGGACGAAGTGTTCGAGATGGACACTGCCGACATGCGGAAGTGGCCGCTCGGAAAAGGCGAGCATCCACACGGCAGTCTTGAAGACACCGAGACGATCACGACGGAATCGGGCACGTATGAGTTGCCGTCCTGGGTGACGTACGTGAACGAGAAGTACGAGACGGAAGCCGTGGGCCATCAGAAAACGTTCGGCAACTTGGGCGAGCTCACCGGCGGCAACGTTATCTAACCGAGGAATGCACCAATGGCAGATGCGGTAACTACTCGCGTCCTCCTTGAAGACGATCATCAGTACGGCGTCTTCCTCGGGAGCGTGTCCGATGCGACGGGCGAATCGGCGGTCATCAAGATCACGTTCGCGAACCTGACCAAGATTCAAAGTCCGGTCACGCGATTGCCCATCGCTCCGATTGCGCTCGATTTGGCCGAGATTTGGTGGAACGTCGTCACGTTCACGTCAGTCGATCTCTTCTGGAAGGCGACGACACCCGACCGCATTATCCGCCTTCTGCCGACTGGGTATGGGCACATCCAATTCACCGGACGCGGCACGCTCGTCGGCGACACCATTTCGTCGGCGTGCGCGCAAGATCCGTTGTCATCGGGCCACACGGGCGACATCACATTGACCAGCTCAGCGACGGCAGGTGGCGTCTACAACATCGTCTTGTGGTTCCGGAAGCGGTACGCGTAAGCCATGCCCGTCCAGTCCGTTCCATCAACTACGGCGATCTGTAACCTCGCACTGTACCATTTGGCCGCGACGAAACCGATCGCCAACATCACCGAGCCATCGGCGAATGCGCAGGCGTGCCTCGTGTTCTACGACACGACGCGCGACGAAGTGTTGCGGGAATTCAACTGGCCGTTTGCCCGGCGATACGCGGCGCTGGCGTTGGTTGGTGGTACGCTGACCGTGGCCGTGACGATGGACTTTCAGTACAGTTATCGCCTGCCGGCCGATCTCTTGCGCGCGCGCCGGATTCTCTCAGGCAACCGCAACGATACACCCGAGACACAGATTCCCTTCCGCATCGGGAGCGATGTCACGGGCGGACTGCTCTATACCGACTTCAGCATCATAGCCGCGACGTCGATGACGCCGCTCCAACCGCAGTTGGAATACACGGCTGAGCTCTCCGCTGAAGCGCGATTCGCCCCGGACTTTGTGCAAGCCTTTGCGTTCAAACTCGCGTTCTACATGGCGCCCAGCATTTCGCAGGGCGGCGACGCGGGGAAACTCGGCGCGCGTGCATTCCAGAGGTACCAGGCGACGATGGCGCAAGCCGAAGCGACGGCGTTGAACGAACAGGTTCCCGATCAGACCGTCGAGTCCTCGTTCATCCGGACGCGGTAGATGGCGAACGTTGCCAACAAATCGTTCGCCTCGGGCGAGTTGGCCCCGGCGCTCTACGCCCGTACGGACTTAGCCAAGTACGCGGTCGGGTTGCGGACGTGTCGCAACATGATGGTGATGCGGCAAGGCGGCGTAACCAAGCGACCGGGGACCGAATACCTCGGGGCGGTCAAGGACAACACGAAGAAGGTGCGGCTCATCCCGTTCATCTTCAACGTCCGCGATTCGTTCGTGTTGGAGTTCGGCGAGCACTACGTCCGCTTCAAGCAGAACGGCGGGACCGTTGTCGATCCGATCAACCCGGCGAATGCATACGAGATCACGAATCCGTATCTGGAAACGGACTTGCCTGATCTCCAATACGTGCAATCGGGCGATGTGGTCACGTTGGTCCATCCGAACTATCCGCCGCAGGAGTTGAAGCGGTTCGGGAACCAGAACTGGACCTTGACGCCGATCGTGTTTGGTGCCGGGATCGCCGCGCCTGGGCAACCGGTGCTCAGCGGTGGGCTTGTCCCCGCTGGCCCGCCGACAAACTTCTCGACGTATCAGATCACGTCAGTCACACTGACTGGCGAGGAATCGATCGCGAGTGTCGCGAACACCTTGCCTCGAGCGGCGACGGCCAAGTTTCCGATCGCGATCAGCTGGACCGCCGTCACGGGCGCCGACTCCTACAACGTCTACAAGCGCGTCCCCGATACTGGCATGGACGGAATTTATGCGTTCATCGGGACGACGCGCACGACGGGGTTTCAGGATGTTGGCGACATTCCGGACATCACCCAGCAGCCGCCGATCGATCCCGGCCTCTTCGCGGCGATCAACGACTATCCGAGTGTGGTTGGCTACTACCAGCAACGCCTCGTCTTCGCCAACTCGAACAACCATCCCGATACGTTCTGGTGTTCGCGCACGGGATTCTTTCACAACTTCAACATCTCGGTCATTGTCCAAGACGATGACGCGATCACCGCTCGCCCGGTCTCGGATGCGGTCGACGAGATCCGCCATATTCTCAACCTCGGGCGGTTGATCATCGGGACGGAAGGCGTGGACTGGATCGTGGACGGCGATGGGAACGGCGTCTTAACGCCGACCGCGGTCAACATGCGCGCCGCGTCGTATGATGGCATGTCGAGCTTGAAGCCTATCAAGGCGGGCTCGCGGATGTTGTTCGTGCAGGCCCTTGGTGCGGCGGTGCGTGAGCTCCAATCGAATGTCCAGTTCGGCTACTACTCGCTCGTCGGTGGCGACGTCACGCTCTACTCGAGCCATCTGGTCGACGGATTCAAGTTGGTCGATTGGGCGTTCCAGCAGGAGCCGCCAAAAATTGTCTGGGCTGTGCGCTCGGATGGCGTGCTGCTCGGTCTGACCTATATCCCCGAGCAAGAAGTTCTCGCCTGGCATCGGCATGACACGAAGGGATTCATTGAGAACGTCTGTGTCGTGCCCGAGGGCAAGAGCCATTGGGTCTACTGGGTCGTCAAGCGGCTGATCAACGGCACCTATCGCCGCTACATCGAACGGCAGACCACGAGTACGGTGCTGCCCGTCTTCGCCACGCCCGAGGAAGGCGCGGCGGGTCCGATCGTGACCCCGCCGCCGCCGCCACCACCACCGCCGCCATCAACGACCCCATTGCCGGCGCCGACCAATGCCAGTACGACGGCGATCCTCGCCACGAGTGCGACGGCGAATTGGATCTTCGGCAGTGCGTTGGCGGTGACGGACGTTGAGTATCGTGCGATCGGCGCCACCGATTGGATCATCTTGTCGTCGGTCTCTTCGGGAGTGCAGAGCAAGATTATCACGGGCCTCATTGCCGGCACGGCGTACGAATGGCGCGCGCGACACCAACTCGGGCTCGTGTTCTCTGACTACCTCGGACCAGCGCCCGAGACGCGATTCACGACGGCGACCGTGGTCCCGACGCGCGATCCGCCCGTCAGTGCGCCGGTCGTCACAGTCCAGACGCCGAATAGTGGATCGACGGATCTGACGATCACCTGGCCTGCCTCGAGCGAGACGACAGTGAGAACCGATCTGCCGATCAGTCGGTTGCAGATCGCCGGGCCGACCGCGATTTCGCCGACCGATGGCGAGTTCTCGGACGTTGGGACGTTCGTCATCACGTCGGCCGTATTCCGTGTCACGGTCACGGGCACATATTGGCTCCGCGTTCGCTACGAATTCCCCGACGATACCATCTCTGCCTGGAGTGCGGTCAGTTCCTGGGCGATTACAGTCACCTGATGAGGACTATCTAAATGGCTGATCCTGTCATTCTGTGGCGCGAAAGCTACGGCTACGGGGCTCTGACCTTCAATCAGGTCTATGTGACCTGTGGTCGGTCGACCAATAGCGCCTACGGACTCGCCGTTCCAGGAGACCCCGGTGCCCTGTCGCAGTGGGGTCGCGGGTCAGGTGCCGATGAGGGATTCGCCCTCGTGGGTGGCAATGCGGGCGTGCGTGCCACCAGCCTTGGGTTTGCGGGCGCGATTGATACGTCGATCAACAAGATTGGCTGTGCGTTCGCCTTCAACCAAGGCGGACGACTTGGCGGATCGTTCATGTACGAGCTCTATGATGACGATGGCGCGGGCAACGGCACCTTCGACCGCACGTTGTTGCATCTGTCGGTCCTGACCCTGGTTGATGGACGCATCGCGGTGCTCAATGGGACTGGCTCAGGGGGCGGGGCGCTTGGTACCGTGATCGGGATCTCGACGTTTGTGATGCCGGTCGGACTGAATGGGGCCAACGGCAATTTCACACATATTGAAGTCGTGCCAGCGCCCGGCCATGACCTGATCCATCTCACGAACGGCGGCGTCCGGGTCTACGCGAACGGAACACTCGTGCTGGACTTGCAGGGCGTCTCAACGCGGAACGCCTTGCTCGGCAGTGGAAAGGTCGGGTATGTGCAAGCCTGCGCTGGACATTACGCGAATGGCTCGAGCCCCTGCATTTCGACGGACCTCGTCATTCACGATTGTTCGGGGACGGGCCTGATCGGCGATTGCCGCGTGAGCTATCAGCCCGCGATTACGCTTGGCACGTTCACGGCCGGCACGCCGGTCGGTGACACGCCGATCAAGAACTGCGTGGATGAGCAGGCCGCGGATGGCGATACGACGTACATCGACTTTGATGATACCGGCTTGCCGAAAGCCGCCTCGTTTGTCTGTAAGGCGATGCCGGCGAACACCGTCACGATCAAGGATGTGACGCCGCTCGTCGTCGTTCGGAAATCGGACGCGAGCGCGAACACGGGACGGACCTTGTTCAAGTCGGGGGCGACGACGGTTGATGGCGGCGTCGATGTCGCAACGCCAACGGGATACAGTCTCTCGACACAGGTCGGGCCGGTCGTGCCACATCAAACCGATCCGAACACCGCAGCGGCGTGGACGATCGTGAATTGCGATGCCGTGGAAGTCGGGTATCGGCGGATCGCGTAAGTGACGACACACATTCGCGTCACGCTGGACGGCAAACAGGCGGCCTTTACCGTCCATAATGACGCGCACGTCACCAGCATTGGCAAACAAGTCGAGTTCACCAACCACAACGATACGCACGTCACCATCATCGGGAAGCAAGTCGTCTGGAAGGACACGGGGCCGCCGCCGCCGATCCCACCCGTGACCCCACCGTCCCCGCCGACCGGGACGCCGATTGTCGCCACGGCGCGGCGCGGGGCCTTCTATGTGGATTCAACACTGGAGTATGACGGACGGCATGTCAGCGCGAACGACGGACTGTTCCCGACCGTCACTGTGACGTTGAGCGGTGGCACTACGTGGGCCGCTGGGGAGACGTTAACGCTCACCGCTTCCGGCGCCGTCTTCATCTCGGGCGACGTGGGGAACGTGCTCATTCTCCACGGCAGTGACGTCCGATTCACGATTACGGCGTTCATCTCAAGCACCGTCGTGCACGGCGTGGCGAACGTCGCGATCCCAACGACGATGCAGAGCGGGGCGATCACCGTGTGGGATAAGGCGGTCGATCAAGTCGCTGGCTTGGATCACCTCGAGGGCGAGTTTGTGGCGATCTTCGCGGACGATCATGTCGTGGGCTCGCCGAACAACGCCGCCGTGACGCCTCGGCAAGTCGTGGCTGGCGTGGTCGACCTCGGGGACTTCTATACACACGTCTTTGTCGGTTTGCCGTACTTGAGCGATCTCGAAACGCTCGACATCGATACGCCGTCCGGCGCGTCGATGAAAGGCCAGCACATCGACATCACACGTCTTGGGCTGATGCTAATGGAATCGCGTGCCCTGTGGGGCGGGCATGAGCCGCCGAGCAATGATGGCGTTGATCCGCTCGAAGGATTGCACGAACTACCGATGCCGACCGACCCGAACTACGAAGTGCTCATGAACGGCTATCAGGACGAAAACATCACGTCGAACTGGACCGATGGTGGGCGCGTATTCATTCGCTCCGTCGATCCGGTGCCACTAACCGTGCTCGCGATTATTCCGCACGGCTATATCCCACAGGCGGGCTAAGGAGAATTTATGGGCACAACCGCATCCTTAGCTTTAAGTGCCTACTCGACCGTCTCGGGTGCCATGCAATTGCAGCGCCAAGCGAGTGCCGCGAGCGCGCAAGGCCAATACACGAAAAAGGTGTACGACCAGAATGCGAAGACGGCCGACCTCGAAGCGCAGGACGCCATCGATCGCGGGCAGATTCAGGAACAACGCAGCCGACTTGCGACGCGCCAGAACATCGGGGCGAGCCGGGCGGCGCAGGCGGCGAGTGGGGTTGACGTGTCGAGCGGGAGCGCAGCGGACGTGCAGGCGAGCGAAGCGGGGATCGGGGCGCTCGACGCGTTGACCGTCCGGAATAACGCCGCGCGTGAAGCCTGGGGCTACAAAGTCGAAGGGGTGAATCTACGTCAACAGGGCGAGCTCGCGGCCTTCGCTGGTGACCAGGCAGCGGCCGGCTATCGTGCGCAGAGTCTCAACACGGTCCTGACCGGCGCCGTCAACACCTACGGCATTTATCAGCGGAACAAGGCAGACCGGCAGGACTTGCGGAAGAAGGCGAACCGGACAGGTGGCCCCTAATGCCGACGGTCCCCTTCTCCTCTGTTCCGCGCGTCTCACCCCAACCGCTGCAACCGCCGCGGCTGAATCCGACGGCGCCCATCGAGGCGTTCGGGGGTGGGATCGCGGCCGAGAAAGGCGGGCTCGGGGATCTCTCAGGCGCCCAGCAAGGCGTCCAGCGCATCGCGGACGAGACGCAGCGCATGCGGTTACAAGAGAAGGCGCGCGCCGATCAGATCGCGATTACGGACGTCGGTGGACAGCTGGCGTTCTATCGTAACCACTCGATGCACGATCCCGATACCGGCTGGATGAACCAGTTCGGGAAGAACGCGTTCGAGGTCCCCGAAAAGGCGCGTGACGAGTTCTGGAATGTCGCCAAGGTCATGCGCGCGTCATTGGCTAGCGACGACCAACGGGCTGTCTTCGACAAGATCGCGACGTCTGAGTGGGACCAGATGGACGGGCAGATCCAGCAGCACGTTGCGAAGCAGAAAATTGTCTACGATAACGACTCGACGCAAGCGGCCTTAGATGCGCAGCACGACAAGGCCGTCAAGGGATACGACGATCCGGGTGTGGTCGAACCGGCGATCGTCGCCCGTCAGGCGGTCATCGAAGCGCACGGCCAGCGGAACGGATTGCCCGACGAGTTCATCGCCCAACAAGTGAAAGAGGCGACGAGTCAAACGCGATTCGACGTGTTGCAGCAATTTGTCGACAATCATCAAGACTTGGCCGCCTCGTCGTACTTAAATCGGTACCGTGATCAGTTGGTCGGCAAGAACCTGACACAGGCCGAAGTGTTGGTCAATCACTCGTCGGTTGAAGGCGAAGCGCAGCGACAGACGGACGGGATCACGAAGACGGCGACGGGGTTGACGGACGCACTGGGCCAAGCCGCGACGATCCAGGAACCCGAAGTCCGCAAATCCGCCGAGCAGCGTATTCGCCAGCACTACGCCGACGTGGCCTCCGACGAGCGAGAGAAGCGCACCGCGGCACGCCAGAATCTCGGAACGATGCTGGAGCAGACGCATGGTGACCTCACGGCGATTAATCGCTCGAAGGCGTGGACACTGGACCTGAACGACACGGATCGTACCGCGTTGGAGCATCGGGCGGATCAGATCCGCAATCCCGTCGCGCGGAGCAACCAGGCGATCGCGACCCATTGGCGGCAGATGTCGGCGTTGAATCCGTCCACCCAGGCGGCATTCCTCGCCGAAGATTTCTCCAGGGGGAAGTATCAGAGTGAATTATCCGAGGCGGATCGCAACTGGCTCATCTCGCGACAGATCACGCTTCGACGACAACAGGGGACACCCGATGCGCCACGAGCGGACAGGAGCGTCATGCGGAAAGAAGAAACCGCTGTGCTCAAGTCGAACCGCGCAGCAGCGCAGGCGCAGGACCGATTGCAAGCGATGCCGCCGAACCAGCGGAAGGCGATCGAGCAAGCACAGAAGTTCGCTCCACCAACGGCTCCAATCGTGGTGCCGAAGTGGATGTTGGATAGCGCTGCACACGATGCAGAATACCGCGACTACTTGAAGATGAATGGTGTCACGGTTCCCGATGCGACGAGCGGACCAATCGGCAACACTGATCTCCGCAATCCACCCGCGCCGAAAGTGCCGGGCGCGCCGATCGTGCGACCACCTGCACCGCAGGCACCAGCCGCACCACAGAAAAAGAAAGGCGTCAACGTGATTCGCGACTCGAACGGTCGCGCGACCAGCATCGTTCCACAGGATTAAATCATGGCAAAGAACGCAACGTGGTCGATCGCCGCACGGAACGCCGCCGCTGATGCGCGAGCGGTCCTGCTCAACAGCGGCTACATCCGGATCTACGATTCGACGGGCACCGGGCAACCGGCGACGCCAGATACAGCGATCACGACGCAAGTCAAGTTGGCCGAGCTTCGGTTCAACGCGACCGCTTTCCCGGCCTCGGTCAATGGTGTCGCAACGGCCAACGCGATCGTGTCTGATCCTGACGCCGCTGCCACGGGCACACCGACCTGGTTCCGATGCTTCAAGGTGGACGGAACGACCGCCGTGCATGACGGGACGATCGGGACGTCGAACGCCAACCTTATTCTTGTAGTCGCGTCGATCGTGCAGCATGCCGTCGTCGACTGTTCCAGCATGACCATCACCGATGAACCCTCGAGTAGCCAATGATCGAACTCAAAATCGTCCTCGACGACACGGGCCACGCCAGTGTCAGCGGACCGATCGACAATACGTTGCTGAGCTACGGGCTGTTGGAAATCGCGCGCGATGCCATCAAGGCGCACGCTGAACAGAAGAAGGCGAGTGCCATCATCCCCGCAAACGGCGTCGATGTGCGCGCGCTCAAAATTCACCAATAGGACACTCTTATGGGTCGACAGTTATTCGCAGACGGTCCCTATCTCGATCCACCGGTCGCCTCCAATCCGCTCAATACCGGCGCGGTGGGTTCGGCGCTCATCGCGACGACGGCTGAAGCATTATGGATCGGCGCCCAGTTCACGCCGATTTTTGCCAATGATCCGAAGGCCGGGAAAATCTACACGGTCAAGGCTGGCGGCATCATGTCGACGGCGGCGTCAGGAACGCTCATCCTCATTCCGCAATACGGGGCGCTTGGCGGCACGACGCTCGGGACGTCACAGACCGTGACGGTGCCGATCAACATGACGAACGTGCCCTGGTATTTGGAGTTTACACTCGTCTTCCGAACCATCGGGACCGGTGCCAACTCGACCTGTATCGGGACGGGCTTCTTTGCCTCCGCACCGTTCACGTCGGCGCCGGCCGCTGGCATATCGTTTGTCGTGCCGTTCGGTGGCACGTCAGCGACCGTTGACGCGACGATCAACTCCGGGATCACGATCTCAAAAGCACTCAGTGTTGCTGGCGCGTTCACGACGCAGTACATGTTCATTCACAGTTACAACTAGCCACACCTGATCACGAGCGACGCCGTTTGTGTCAGACAGGATAGCACATCGTTTGGAGAAGTCTCATGTCTCTTGCAAGTGATTACGCCGCCGCTGTTGCCGCAGGGAATACCAGCGTCACGACCGCGTTGGCGAACGTGCCCGCGCCGTTCAATGGACCGAATGGACATATGGAGGTGACAACGACGGGCGGGCTTCGGGCGGTGCCGGCGCCTGGGGTTGGAACGGTCGAGATCCCTGGGGCGGCGGTGCCCGCCGTTATTACGTGGCTCACCGCGACGTTCGTGACCTAATCATGCAGAGCCTCGGGATTGTGCCAACGATTCCTGGAACCGCCAAGCCTGGTGTCGTTCATGGCTTGGCGGAAGCCGTGCCGATCTTCGAGGAGCGGAACTTTCTTGTCACGGGCGTGACCCGCGACGGAACGGGCGTAGCCGTTGGGAATTGCGTCGTCAGGTTGTACAACACGGCGAACGATACGGTCGCACAAACCACGACCTCGGACGCCTCCGGCAACTACAGTTTCATCGTCGATAAGACGCAAGCGTGGTACGCCGTGAGCTACAAGATCGGCGCGCCCGATGTCTTCGGGACGACGGCCAACACGCTGGCGGGCGCATGACCGATATTGTCGTTCGTTCCGGATTGGCCTCGCCCGACGATATTCGGATGAGCAATGGGACCGTCGAGCTCAACGCGGTCATTGGCTCGGCGAGCGAAGCGGCATCGGCGGCAACGACGCAACTCCGCATTGTCGCGACCATCACCTCGGCGGCGGAAAGCGCTTCAGCTGTCACGGCGCGCGAACGATTCGTCGCGAGCGATACCTCGGCGACAGAAACCGCATCGGCTGAAGTCGCGAAGGAACGGTTCATTGCGACCATCGCGAGTGCGAGCGAGGCGGCGAGTGCTCTCGTCGTTGCGTTGGAAGCGAGTAATGTCTCGGTCGCGATTGCCTCGGCCAGCGAGGCCGGATCAGAGGTCCACGCGTCGGCCAACGTCCCGTCGAATGAGACGGGGATTGGGACAGGTGGCGGGGGTGGTGGATTCGGCTGGAGTGGCCCGCAGGAGCGCGTCTGGACGACCCGGATTACCTGCCGCATCGCCAGTGCCTCAGAAGCGTCCAGTGCGGCCCTAGCGCCTCCGCGCTCGATTGGCACGGCTCGGAGTCGATCGGTGGCACATAGTACGGCCTACGGTCGGATGCGACTCCCGGCGCGTATCACTAGCAATATGCACGCGGGGTCTGACAGTCAGGGTGTGATCGACAACGCGCCGTGGTCGCTCGAGGAAGACGCCATCCTCGCCGCGGCCTATGATCTCATGAACGAACTGGAGACGGTCTAATGGGTGCCTCGGTCAAACCGGACGACACCGCGGTTGCATTGCCGCCCCTCCATCGCATCCTGACGCCCGACGAGTTCCACCAGGCGCAAGGGATGTCGCCGGAAGCGTTGGCGACTCGACCGTTCCCGGTCATCCCGCCGCTCGCCCCTAGGGATGTGACACGGACACCGAACGACCCGAACACGAAAGGCACGCCACAGACTGGCCTCGCGCGCATCCTGACGCAACGGGTCGCGCAGCCGATCATGGATCACCCGTTGACGGGTGCCTTTACAGCCACCGTGCCGGGTGCTGGCTACGTCATGGGTGGACTGATGGCGAAGAACGTTGTCGAGTATGCGGCACAGAAATATGCTGAGTCGACCTTACCGCCCGATGTCAAGAAGATGGCCGAAGCCGATCCGACGCGGATCTCTGGCGAAGAAGCGGCGGTGAATGCGGCGTTGCTCGGCATCGCGCCGATCGTCCACACGGCGATCAAGGGCGCTGGCAAGGTTGGTGATGTGTCGGAAGGGGTCACGGAAGCCGGGGCGGCTGGCGTGTCTGAGATGGGCGGTGTGGTCCCGCGCGCGCCGGTTGCGGGTGAGACGCCGAACGCTATGCTCGGTGCCGCTGGAACCGAACG